GAATTTGTCATGTACACCATGCTTCCGATTTTCAAACGATTGGGAAGAAAACATCAATATGCAGTTGCTCACACTGGCAGAGCGCAGGGCCGGGTATTACATCGAATTTAAGATCGACAGTTTACTTCGTGGTGATGCAAAGAGCCGGGCCGAAGCATATGCCGCAGGTCGCCAATGGGGTTGGTTATCGGTTAATGACATCCGGAAGCTTGAGAATATGCCTCGTATTACCAATGGCGACATCTACCTACAGCCTTCAAATATGATTGAAGCCGGTAAGGAAGTACAGAATGCCGATAAAGTAAAGGCTTTGGCAGAAGATATCTACAAGATGATCATTGAAAAAGGTGCAGCTTAGAGAGAGGGTGATAAGATTGCCTTTTTGGAGTTTTGTTAAGAACCAAGAAAACGAAGATGAGGTCGAGCTTCGTATCGAAGGCGAAATCGTCAGCGATGATGATGCTTGGATCTATGAATGGTTTGGAATTCCGGCAGCGTCGCCAAACGCATTCAGAACTGAACTATCTAGCCACTCAGGTAAAAATATAAATGTATGGATCGATAGCTGGGGAGGAGACACCACTGCAGCTGCTGGAATTTATAACGCATTAAAAGAACATAAGGGCAAAGTTACCGTAAAAATCGATGGTAAAGCGGTTTCTGCCGCATCCGTTATTGCCATGGCTGGTGATGAGATTAAGATGAGCCCCGTTGGACTGCTGATGATTCATAACCCATGGACAGTTGCCATGGGTGAGTCTAAAGATATGAGGCATATGGCAGACGTCCTAGACGAAGTCAAGCAAACGATTATAGGTGCCTATCAGACTCAGACGAAAAAATCTGATGAGAGAATTTCTGAAATGATGGATAACGAGACTTGGATGAGTGCTAAAACAGCCCTAGCTGAAGGCTTCATTGACGAAATTTTATACACTGAGCCGGTTGAAGGACATCCTATTGAAAATTCATTTATGTTTAGTCACAGGGTGATTCAGAATAGCGCCAATGAGGCCATGAAGAAGTTCTTTGAGCAGTACGCAAAGATAAAGGCCAGGGCTGAACCAGATGTTCCGGTTGCGGATCCACCGGGAGTCCCATCTGTAGCGCCCGTCAACTCATACCAAGCAAAAATAAATATTCTGAGGAGGAAGCAAAATGGAATTTAAAGTTATGTTGAAAGCCAAAATGGTTGAAGCAGGAGGCCATCGTCAACAAAGCCTTGACTGAAAACAGAGCTATGACCACCGATGAGCAGGCATCCTACGATGCTCTTGAAGTCGAGATAATGAACCTCGAAAAATCAATCGAAGCACAGACTAAAATTGACGCAAGAGCTGCAGCGAATAAAACACCTGTAAACGAGCCACTATTCGCTCAGCCAAAGAATCAAAACAGTGTGACGGATATTACCCGCGAGATCTTCGGATCCGTTGGTGGGTACTTCCAAGCTGTTCACAAATCAAAGAATGAGGCTGAATACGGTGAAAAGCTTGCTAAACTCAACTCCGAAGTGCTCAAGATCGCCAACGCAGCAGGTATGAACGAATCCACTCCTGCTGATGGAGGAGTCTTGGTCGGTACCGACGTCTCGACTGTTTTACTCGCTAAGGCCTACGAAACAGGGAAATTGGTGAGCAAGGCGTTTAAGCTGTCGATCAGTCAAGGCGCAAATGCACTGTCATTGCCGGTGCTTGATGAAACCAGTAGGGTTAACGGAAGTCGCTATGGGGGCATCCAAATGTATTGGCAGGGTGAAGCTGATAAGATGCTTGGAACGAAACCTAAAATGGGAACCGTCGACATGAAACTGAAGGACCTCAACGGCTTAGTTTATGTTACGAACGATCTGCTCGACGATGCCTCTGCCCTAGAATCATGGATCATGAAAAAATTCCCCGAAGAAGCAGGATTTAAGCTCGACGATGCGATCATTAACGGAACTGGTGCCGGAATGCCTCTTGGAATCAGTAAATCAGGTGCATTAAGCAAAGTTACGAAGGAAGTCGGACAAGTATCTAAAACTATTCTGGCCGAAAATATTATCAAAATGGATGCACGGTTCAACGGAAATCCTTCGACCTCCGTATGGGTAATTAATCGGGACACGCTGCCACAGGTTGTAACCATGAGTATCGCAATCGGAACAAGTGGAGTGCTCGTATATATGCCTCCTACGGGGATATCGGGAAACATTTACGGAACATTGTTCGGTATACCAGTTGTGCCTATCGAGCAGTGCGAAACTCTCGGAACAGCCGGTGATATTCAACTGATTGATATGAGTCAGTACATTATGGCCGACAAAGGTTCGTTGAAAATCGCGTCATCCATGCACGTTCGTTTCGAATATAACGAAATGGCGTTCAGATTCACGTACCGTGCAGATGGACAACCTGAGAAAAATAAGCCACTCACCCCGTTCAAGGGAGCCGACACTTTATCTCCTTATGTGGCACTAGAGACACGGGCATAAAGTTAAGATAGCTGATTAAGGAGCCAATTATGGCTCCTTAAAAATTTAAATTGGAGGGATAATCAGAATGAAAAGATCAAATCACGTAGTCAATGCCCTTCCCCCGGTAGCAAATGCGTTTGCTGCTACGGTTTATACTGACGTTATCAATATGAAGGACTGGAATCACATCCAATTTGTGATCCAAAAGGCAGCAGGAGCAACCGGAACGGCAACGATCACAGTTGAGGCCTGTGATGATGTAACGCCGACTAATGTGATCGCGGTACCATTTAAATATCAGGCTTGTACGACAGGAGATACTTTTGGCGCCTTGACGACTGTTGCTGCTACTGGATTCAATACTACGGCAGGAGCAAATCAACTTTACAAAGTTGAAGTTGATGCTGATGCCTTAATTGCGTCAGGTTACGGTTATGTCCGACTAAAATCTGTTGAAGTTGTAGCCAATGCCGTGTTAGGTGGAATAATCGCCGTTTTAACAGAGCCTAGGTATTGGCAAGAAGTACCGAATTCAGCGATCATTTAATAAACTTGGGGCGGAATAACCGCCCTTTAATTCTGCCCGAAAGGGTACTCGAAAGAGCGGAGGTAGAGTAATATGCCACCAGCAAACGTAGGAACTAAGTGGGTTGCAGGAGTACTGCAATTCTTCAATAGGGTAACAGGGGATAGTATTCTTGGCATTGACCCTGATGGAGATGTTGAACTCGGAACAGCTCAATTTATGAAGGGCTCGATTTTCACAGTCACTATTCCGCAAGTTGCTACAGCTGATGTTGCTAAAACGTTTTTTATTGCTCCGGCAGCGTGTGAGATTATCGCGGCAAGCGAGCGGCACGTAACCGTAGCAGGCCAAGCTGGAACATTACAGATTGAGAAACTAAGCGCTGCCCAAGCGCCAGGATCAGGAACAGTGCTTCTTGCTACGGCCTTTGATCTTGTGAGTACGGCAAATACAACTGTAACAAAAAGCTCAGTAGCAACGGGAGCTGAACAATTAGCGGCCGGTGATGCGCTTTGTCTTAAAGTAGCAAGCGGTGCGGCCACGAGCTATGCGCTCGGAACAATTACTGTTACGATGAAGTGGCTATAAGACTAGGAGGCGAAGGTGTGAATCTAGTCTTGAAAACTCCTCCAGAAAATGAACCTGTTAATCTGACCGAGATCAAGGATTATTTACGCCTTGATCTCGACAATACGTTTGAGGACACCGATCTAATGTCCTACTTAACTGCAGCCCGAGAATATTGCGAAGGAGTTCAAAACCGCGCGTACATTACTCCAGACTTGGGAGTTGAGCTTCGACTCTTGGCCTTGCTCCGTTATTGAGATACCAAAGGGAAGCTTACAAACGATCAATCTAGTGAGCTACAAGGACTCGGAGGGGGTAACCACTGAATTAACTGCGATTACGGATTATGTATTTAGCCCGCGCGGCATCCTTGGTAGACTAACCCCAGCTTATGGTAAATCATGGCCGTCGTTCACACCATTTCCTCTTGATGCTGTTGTAATTGAGTTTACGTGTGGCTATGGGGATAATGCTACCAGCGTTCCAGCAAAGGTCATACACGCCATCAAGCTGCTTGTTAGTCATTGGTACGAACATAGAACTCCCTTATCAGATACTGACCAAGCTCCAGAAGAAATTGCGTTTACAGTATCCTCATTGCTTTGGCAAAATCGCATAATGAATGCGTAGGTGATTGACGTGAATCCGGGAAAATTACGTAACAGAATCGATATTCAAAATTACGTTAGAGTTCCTAATGAAGTCGGCGAAAAAGTTAAGCAATGGCAGTCTTACGTAAAAGTTTGGGCTGAATTTCTAGATCCCAGCTTTAAGCGCGATCTAACTACAACAGCTGAAAAAAAAGTATCAAGTACCTCTTATAAGATCGTGTTAAGACCTCGAAGCGACATCGACACAACTATGAGAGTGGTTTTCAGAGGTAAAAATTATAACATAGATCACGTAGACAATATAACAAAGCAGAACGTTGAAACACACCTGTACTGCACTCTCGTAGAGGAGGGATCTTACTATGAGTAGTTTTGAAATCAGTGGATTAAACGAGTTTGAAAGAGACCTCTTGCGTGTGATTAACCAGAGATACCCAGCCGAAGCTAAAAAGTTCATGCGTAAGCAGGTGAATGACGTAAAAAATCAAGCTAAGCGCGATACCCCAAAGGATTCAGGGTACACAAAAGCCCATTGGAAATCTTCCACAAAGGGTAAGAGAAGCGTAACTG